AAGATGACGTTGGTAAGACTAAGAACGAGTTCTTTGTACACTATCCATACTTACCAGGTCTCGGTTTCTACGGTATCGGACTTGTACACTTATTAGGTGGCATCGCTAAGTCTGCTACTTCAATACTTAGGCAGTTGGTTGACGCAGGAACACTAGCCAACTTACCTGCTGGCTTAAAATCACGCGGATTAAGGATAAAAGGGGATAACTCCCCTTTAAGACCTGGAGAGTTTAGAGATGTAGACATCCCTGGAGGCTCTATAAAGGATAATATAACTTTTGTTCCTTATAAAGAACCTTCTAGCGTTTTGTATCAGTTACTCGGTAATGTTATCGCTGAGGGAAGAAATGTAGCCTCTATCGCGGATCTAAAAGTATCGGATATGAGTAACCAAGCTCCTGTGGGGTCTACTCTTGCTATTCTAGAGAGGGGCATGAAGGTCATGTCCGGGGTCCATGCTCGTATTCATGCGGCTATGCGTAAAGAGTTTAAGTTACTTGCTGGCCTAGTAAGAGACTACGCGCCAGAAGAGTATGAGTATGAGGTTGAAGAAGGTGTAACCCGTATCCAAGACTATGATGACAGGGTTGATATCTTTCCGGTATCTAACCCCAACGCTGCAACAATGGCACACAGAATAATGAGGCACCAAGCCATTCAACAGTTGGCAGCGACTGCTCCTCAAATATACGATCTTAAAGAGTTGCACCGGGGAATGCTGTCTGCGATGGGCGAAGAGAATATTGATAAGCTAATTCCTCGCGAAGATGAGATGAAGCCTATGGACCCAGTAGCTGAAAACATGGCACTAATTACATCTGAGCCAGTGAAAGCACATATGTACCAAGACCACGAGAGTCATATACGTGTACATATGTCGGCGCTACAAGATCCTAAGATACAAGAAATTGTAGGCCAAGCACCTAACGCACAGGCGATAGCCGCCGCTGGTGCCGCGCATATACAAGAACACGTTGCGTTTCAGTATCGTAGAGAGATTGAGAAACAGCTTGGTGTGCCAATGCCTGAATTTGATAAGGACTTGCCAGCAGAGACAGAAGTTCAATTGTCTAGGCTGACCGCAGACGCGGCAGAAAAGCTTCTCAAGAAAGATGTAGCGGAGATGCAAGCGGTTAAGAATGCAGAGCAACAGAAAGACCCTGTACTTCAATTACAGAAGATGGACGCTGAAACTAAACAAGCAGAAGTTCAACGTAAAGGCATGGCGGACAAACTAAGAGCGCTCCTTGGTAAAGAGCAGATCTCCTCTAAAGAGAAGATGGAGGGGGCGCGTTTAGGGGTTGAAGTTCAAACGGAACTACTTGATAAGCAGATAGAGCTTAAAAGGCTTGAGCTTGAACAAGCAAAGATGATCTCTGACGAGAAGCAAGCAGGTGCTAAACTCGGAGTTGCCGTGTCTACCGCGATAGTGGACGATCAAATTGAGCGTGAGCGTATAGCTTCACAGATAGAACAGACCAAGATACGCGAAGGTACTAACGTGAAGAGAGACGAAGATAATTTTCATATAGGTGAAGAGCGTCTTGCAAATGAACGTATGCGAGATACCCAAACTTTTGCAAGTCGCTTTATAGATATGTTCCGTTCTGATTCAAAAGATGCACAAAAGTCAGACGAAAATTAAAAAAAAGCTTGGAGATTTGAATATTGGCTGATAATATTTTAGAAACCATCAAAGAGCGTATACGTCGAGAGATGAATACGATTGCAGATGATTTAGCGCTTGGGGGTTGTATGTCTGCTGAGAGCGCAGATATGATAGGAATTAAGTATGCACAGAACGCGGGGGTTATTGAAGGGCTGGCAAGATCGGAACGTGTAATTTTGGACATACTTGATGAAATAACAGAACAGGAGAAGCTCGACACATGAGCAAACCAGCCATTAAGATATCAGACGAAGATCTAGACAAAGCCAAGAAAGCAGTTAAAGACATGCAGGGGCCTAAGCTAGTTGAACCCACAGAAGAGCAAAAAGCAACTCAACTCCCTCAGCCCAGAGGTTGGAGGATGTTGATAGCCATACCTGAAGCCGAAGAGAAGACCGCAGGAGGCATTCTCAAAGCCGATATGACTAAAGATATAGAAAACACATCTACGGTTATTGGCCTAGTTCTTGGAATGGGCAGTGAGTGCTACGCAGATAAAGAACGCTTCGGAGAAACCCCTTGGTGTAAGACAGGGGACTTTGTCTTGATTGGAGCTTACAAAGGCGTTCGCTTCAGAATACATGGCAAGGAATTTCGCATCATCAATGATGATACCGTTCAAGCAGTCGTGGATGATCCGCGTGGATATACGAGGGCATGATGAGTAATACAGCAGACACACAACTCGGATACGAGGCTCCTGACGATCTTCCAGAACCGGAGGAGGACTCGGAGATTGAGATAGAAGTGCTTGACGACACTCCGCCAGAAGACGCGAGAGATGCACGTCCTGCCGCTACTCGTGTAGATCCAGATAGCGAAGAGTTCGAGCGGGAGATACAGGACTATTCTGACAACGCACAGAAACGCATAAAGGCCGTAAAGTTTGAATTTCATGAGGAGCGTAGGGCAAAAGAAAACGCACTACGTCAATCTGAAGAAGCTATACGGTACGCGGAGAACGTAGCGCGGCAGAATGCTGAACTTCAAGAGTCACTGAGAACCAGCAATACTGTACTGGTTGAGCAGTATGGAGCGAGAAGTGAAGCGGAGCTTGAAAAGGCCCGTGCAGATTTCAAAGAGGCTTACGAGGGCGGCGAGACTGACGCTCTTTTAGAGGCTCAAGAAAGGCTGGCTACATTACATGCAGAACGTGTTGGAACGATGAGGCAAGCACCTTCTGAGCCATACGTACAACAAGAGTCACAGCCACAGCCACAACAACAGCAGCGACAAGGCACCCCTGATGTCAGATCCACTCAATGGTTAAGAGAAAATGGATGGTTTCAACAAAAGGGTAGCGAAGACATGACCGGGTATGCTATAGGTCTTCATCAGAAGCTCGTAGCTGGCGGGTTAAACCCTCAAATTCACGAGGAGTATTATACAAGGATTGATCAGGGGATGCGAGCAGTGTTTCCTGACAAATTTTCGGATGCGGATTTAGGTAGTACGGGGACGAGACCTCCGGTTGTGACGCATACGAAAAGAAAACCACCAGTTGGTGGTCCGTCACGGGGCGGAGTTCCCCCGCGCAAAGTGCAACTAACCGCCACCGCAGTCGCTCTCGCAAAGCGTTTGGGGTTAACTAATAAACAATACGCCGCTCAAGTAGCAAAGGAGCAACTTAATGGCTAAAACGCGCACCGCGCCAAAAACGCGAGATAATGATACACGCGACACAGAAGACAGGGTGACAGAATATCGTCCACCCTCAAATTTGCCCGATCCAACGCCAGAGGATGGGTACGCTTTTCGATGGGTCCGCACATCAATGCTTGGTGATGCTGACAACAGGAACGTATCTATGCGATATCGTGAAGGTTGGGAACCGTGTTTGGCAGAAGATCATCCTGAATTGATGATTATGTCAGACGTTAACTCTACCTACGAGGGCAATGTTGTCATCGGAGGTTTGATGCTTTGTAAATGTTCTACCGAGAAAATGGAATCTCGGAACAGATATTTTGAGCAACAAGCGAGTCAACAGGCTTCGAGTGTGGATCATAACTTTATGCGCGAAAACGATCCGAGGATGCCGCTTCTAGAGACGGAGCATAAATCCACGGTTACATTTGGCGCTGGTCGTAAACGCTAATACTGGCGTTTACTTGTTTAACTTTGCACTAAAGGAGCAAAAAAATGGCGGCAACTGCCTCACCTTACGGCTTTGTTCCAGTTAATCGAATTGGCGGATATAATAACGGATCGTATCGTCAACTCAAAGTCACGAACTCTTACGGCACCTCTATTTTCTTTGGAGATGTTGTTACGCTCGCGGCGGCTGGAACTATAGAAGCCACTCAAGCTGCAACTTCGTCACGTCCTATTGGGATTTTTCAAGGTTGTAACTTTACTGATCCAAGTCTTAACTACAAAGTGTTCAGTCAAATGTGGACCGGGGCAGTAGCCTCGACTGACATACTAGCTAGTGTAGCTGACGATCCTCGTCAGGTTATGCAAGCGCAGTGTGCGGGTAGTGTAGTGCAAGCTAGTTTCGGATTAAACTTTGAAGCTAGTACGTATGCGGCAGGAAATACCAATATTGGTAAATCTGTAGTTTCTCTTGAAGTTACTACTCCCGCTACTACAGCTACTTTCCCTTTCAGATCTATCGACTTTGTTGATGGACCCGATAGTTCTGTTGCTGATGCATTTACAGATATGTTAGTTATCTGGAATGCAGACATTCATCAATATGACTTAGCACTTGGCACTTAAAGGAGTATTTGAGATATGGCTTCAATTTCACGTTCCCAACTACTCAAGGAACTACTTCCGGGTTTAAACGCCCTATTCGGCCTTGAGTATGATAAATATCAAGATGAGCATCTTGGTTGTTACGACGAAGAAAGTTCAGATCGTAGTTTTGAAGAAGAAACTAAACTGTCTGGCTTCGGCGCAGCACCTGTTAAAAAGGAAGGCGGAAGTCTTTCTTATGACACTGCTCAAGAGAGCTTCACCCAGCGTTACGATCACGAGACGATTGCTATGGGTTTCTCCATCACTGAAGAAGCGATGGAAGATAACCTCTATGACAGTCTCTCTTCTCGTTACACTAAGGCTCTTGCCCGTGCTATGAACTACACCAAGCAAGTTAAAGCTATGGTGCCATTCAACACAGGCTTTACAGCAACAACCGGATATCTTTCCGGTGACGGTGATCCACTATTCTCGACTTCACATAGTATTGTGAATGGCGCGGATGTATCTAACCGTCCTGCTACTGCTACTGATCTGAATGAAACATCTCTTGAAGATGCGGCTATCCAGATCTCCAACTGGACCGACGAGCGCGGACTTCTAGTTGCAGCGCAACCTGTTAAGTTAATTATTCCAACTAACTTACAGTTTGTTGCAACTCGTATTCTTAACTCCCAGTTCAAGACGGGTGTGGCTGATAATGACATCAACGCTATTGTGCATAACAGCACGATTCGTGATGGCTATACGATCAACCATTACTTAGTAGACACTAACGCTTGGTTCTTGAAAACCGATGTTCCAAACGGCTTCAAGTATTTCAATCGTGTTCCAATGAGTACATCAATGGACGGCGACTTTGATAGCGGAAACGTGCGATATAAAGCTCGTGAACGCTACAGCTTCGGTGCCTCTGATTACCTCGCTGGTTTCGGAAGCCCAGGTTCTTCCTAACCTGATGTGTTATAGAAAGAGGGGCCTAGCGCCCCTCTTTTTATTTAGCATGAGTATTTAATTACCATGCCCTTTGTTAAGCATCAAAAAGGAACTCGATCAGAGCTTATTGTTGCCGCGCATATGGTAGATCTGGGATTCTTTGTATTCTCCCCGGTAGTGCATCAGCAAGGCCCTATAGATATAGTTGCAATTGATAGTAACGGGCGCGTATTTCTCATTGACGCAAAGACAGACGGCGGTAGAGTTAATCCTAAAGGGCTAGCATCTACCCGCATACATAGAGTAAGAACGCCTACGCAAAAAGAAATGAACGTCAGAATAGCGTATGTTGCAGAAGACAACGCCGTACATTTTGTTCCTGCGTTAGATTTGATTATTGATTGACTAAGTTGACTGTTTGCCCCTATTACCGTATTATTTATTTTTACACCAGGACCACAAATTACCTCCCTGAAACTTACCGAACCTACTTTCTAGTGGGTTCGGTCTTTTTTATTGTGTACACGCTTAGTACAAACACTGATCAAACAATATTTAACTAGGCTTTTGTGTTTTTATGTTCTAAGCTGTAGACGCATTCAATGTGACTAGCCTAATGTTAGTCATGGTTTACATAGGAGAACTGTTTGATGCCTACACATTTTACCAATGGCGTTTCTGACGTTATACCGGGGAACCCGCTTTATAATTTTGGGCGGTTAGATCCAACTAAATATCATATTTACTGGGATGACTTTGACACCACACCTATTGCCGCGCAATGGACACTTACTGCAACGTCTGCTGGTGCAGGTACTTCTGCAATTACTGTTCCTGATGCCGACGGAGGTCTTGCTCGTATTACTACTGCGGCTAATGAGAACGACGGTATATTCGCTGAGTGGATATCTGAGACATTCTTACTAGAGAGTGGCAGAAAGACTTGGATGAAAACTCGTTTTCAAGTTGGAGATGCTATACAGTCTGATTTTGTTGTGGGTCTACACTCTTCAGACACAACTCCCCTGGACGCAACGATGCGTTTTGCATGGATAACCGAAGACGGGTCAGCCAATCT